GTACATAATGGTAATACCATTCTAGCACATTCTTTTGCAATTCCCTCTTCAATCATTTGATTATACAATGATTGTGCAGAACTAAAAAGAGTAATCATTTGTGCTTCTAATTTTTGTATCACAAATGGATCAAGATCATCAATGCTATTTTGACGATTTTTAGCATCTTGCCTTCTTAAATCTGGCAATTCAATCTTACCAAGTTCATTACTCTGTGCATATCTTTGAGAAAACTCTTGAAATGTAAAAGAACGATGTCTTAATATCTGTGCTGCAATTGCTCTTGTAGTTTCAATCTCCAATGTCATAGATGATTGTTCAAATACAGACCAATGATTATGCTTGATACAATACTTCAATAATCCTGCATATTTTGGATTATCTTGATTATTTGGATTTGATACTCTGGCAATATGTGCCATTGTTTTTTCAGCATCAGGTGTGATACTTATTAATTCTACGTTCATTTAAATCCTTTGGATGATTTTGCTTCAATCTCTGCCATCTCTTCCTCTGCAAGTCGAAGAGTTTGTTTCATCTCTCTTAATTTTTCATCTGTATATAGATAATCCTGTTTGATTAATCTTTTCAGTAATTTTATAAGTGATTTTTGTCTACTCATTAATCTGAACCATCGTCATACAATTCATCATAATCAAGTGGTTTAGAAGAATATTCTTCTTCACTTTTGTATGAATCCACATCAGAATACACCTCTGCCTTTAATGTGTCAAGTGTAATTTCAAGAGTGCGGATAATATCTTTTAATTTACTACGATCCATAATTTAAGACTTTTACATATTGTACACAAAAAAAGAGGAAAGGTCAACCCTTTCCTCTTGGATTATGTATTTCCCAATTGGTGTCATGGAAAATATCTATGTTCACCCATTTTGCGTAGTGAATTCCCCGATAGCACAGAAAAGCAAAGACCTCATTTATGTCGTGCTTCTCTTCGTTCCATTCTGGTTGTATTCCTCTACCTAATAAGTGTAACATTTGTCTTTACCTCCTGTAACAATTATTTATAACTGTACAAGAGTCTGGCTTCAACGTAGATTAATGCTAGAAATGCTACGCTCGCCACGAGAATTTCTGCAGTTACCAACATCACTTGCCTCCTTTAACTTCAATACCTCTGTAAACAAGTTGTTTTTGTTGAGGCTGTTGCTGTTGCTGTTGTTGTACACGAGTTTCAGTATCGTACTGAACTCCCCTGTATGTGACTTTTGCCATTTGGTTTCTCCTAAAGTAATTGGACTTTTAATCCGTTCCTTCAGTCGGCTTTTGCGTCCTTTGGAAAACACATTGGATCTGTGTGTGCAATAACAACCCTTGTTATTTCCAATTGCTCAGATTTATTAGGATTATTTCTTGCAGTGTCTATTAGTTCAGCAGCATGCTCACAATCAAGTGGTGCTCCAATTGCTATTAGACTAAGAAGAATGTGGTACATAAGGATGAACGAACCCGTTCCGAGTCGGCTTACTTGCGTCCAATAATATAAGCATCACACTCACCTGACACTTTTGTTCTCAAGTAATCTATAAGATACTCGTGAGCATCAGAGTTAAGATTCTTATCACTAAGTATCTCTATTCTGTTACGGTTCCACTCTAAACATGACATCTCCCAGTGAGAAGCGTTGTGTTCAGAGAGAAGTGTTGCGAGTAGTGCGACTTCAATCATTGGATGAACGTAAGGATATGTTAGCATATCCACAACTATTTAGTCAAGCTTTAGTTGTAATTCTTAAACCATTCCTTTAAAGATGTCTGGTATCCCGATTCTCTACTGGGCGGTTCCTTGATCCCCTTCATCTTCTTGTAGTCCTGATGCATCGCTCCCAGTAACCATGCCTGTGCTAGTTGCTGAGGTCCCTCTTTCAACAACTGGATTTGAAATTTCGATAGACCAGCCTTCATCTCCAAATACTCCTGTCTCCACGATGTTCGGTTCTCTTCTGTCATCTTCTTCCCAGATTTTTTTGATTGCATCTGCCTGACGATCTACGTCACGCATAGTATTATATATTTTAACATCAATCCATTTATTTTTCAACCACTCTATAGCACCAAGCAATAAAAATGAGATGGGGAAGCGTTGCTTCTTCGCCCACCTCTCTGCCTTTGCATACCAAGGATCTGTACCTTCACCAAATTGTTTTTCAAACTCGATCTTCATCCTCCTGCCATGTCCTCATAGTTGATGTCTTCTGCATCAATGATTGCTTTCATCATCTCTGCTATCTCCTCTTCTGGTCTAGGATTTTCAAAGAGAGAATCCTTTGAAGGTTTCTTTGGTGACATCTTGTTTGATTCCTCCGACGACATAACTTTCTATCTCCGTTTCTTGTGGTGCGTTCTGTTGTCCCTTACTATTTAACCAGTACTGTGTCCATGGTAAAGGATTGTTTCTAATACCAATGTCATACAGTGGATCGAAACCAAGTGCACGTAGTCTTCTGTTAGCAGTGAACTCTACGTACTGTGATAATAACTTTTCATTTAGTCCTATCATACTACCATCTTTGAAGAGGTATGATGCCCATGCTTTCTCTTCATCAACAGCATTCTTAAACATCTCTATGATGTTGGATTTTTCTTCTGCAGCGATGACCACCATTTCTTCATCGTCACCATTTTGCCACGCTTTGATGATCTGTTGAGTAAGGACAAGATGTTGGCTTTCATCTCTGGCGATAAGAGAGATAATCTTAGCGGATCCTTCCATAACCTTGAGTTCACCAAATGCAAACGAGCAAGCGAAGGAGACATAGAACCTAATACCTTCAAGAATGTTGACGTTGAGGACTGCTCGGTAGAGTTTTCTTTTGAGTTCTTTCCTGTCATATGTTCCTGATGGGTGGCCTTCAGCAGCCATCCTCCAGATGTTACCGCTGTCGTATTCATGTGCATGATTAATAAGTGCGTCGTATGATGAAGTTACTGAGGTTGCACGAGCTAGTATCTTTTCATCTCCAAGTATAGTATCGAACACCTCACTTGGATTAGGGTATACGTTTTTAATTATGTAGGTGTATGATCTACTATGGATCATCTCCATGAGTTGCCATACATTCATTGCTCCCTCCAATTCTGGAAGAGAGCAATAAGGCATGAATGCCATGCCAGGTGCACGACCCTGTACAGAGTCAAGCATGATCTGGTACTTCAGATTTGAAGTATATATATGCTTTTGTTCTGGTGTCAGCAGTTTATAATCTGCTCTATCTTTTTGTAGTGACACCTCCTCTGGTCTCCAAAAATAACCTAACTGTTGTGTAGTTAGTTTATCGAACACAGGATACTTGAACTCATCGTATCTCTGCATACCAAGAGGTTGTCCGAAGAACATAGGTTGCTTCTTACTATCAACAGGATTGGTATTGAATACCGTTACCCCATCAAAGTTTTTTTCGTTAGAATATCCATTCCAGTTGTCTGTCATTAGGACTTGTTCCATTAGATCTTACATGATTCGCAGTCGTCATCTGCTGTTTCTACTTCCGCTAGTAAACACTCTAGTCTACTCTTCTTCTCTTCTATAATGTCATCACCATCTTTCTTAGCATCATATGTATTCTGATAGTAAGAAGTCTTCCAACCATATTTGTATGTGGTTAGTAAATCATTTGCCATCACAGAGGTAGGTACTTCATTGCCAGGATAGTTCTCTGGATTGTAAGACCAGTTGCCACTGATCGCTTGATCAAAGAACTTTTGTATGACTGCTGTAACTTTTATATATCCATCATTAGATTTCATATCCCACAGCAGTGTGTAATTGTTCTTTAGATACGGATAGCCTGGTACAATCTGCTTAAGAGGTCCCTTCTTGGATTTTTTAATGGACAGATAATCTCTTGGGGGTTCGATTCCGTTAGTGGCATTTGACACAACGGAACTGCTTTCCGATGGCATTTGTGCCGACAACGTGCTGTGCCTGAGTCCGTGAGTGAGTATGTCCTCCCGTAGATTTCCCCAATCAAGTGAAAGGTCATTTGGTGTAATGTCATCTACATCCTTTTTGTAAGTATCTATAGGAAGAATACCATCAAAATACTTAGTGTGTTCAAAAGCTAAACACTTTCCTTTCTCCTGTGCTAATTTGTTAGATGATCTTAACAAATAATATTGGAAATGTTCTGTCAGAGTATGGACTAACTTCCATGCTTCTGGTGAATCATACTTAACTTTATTCTTAGCAAGAAAGTGTGCTAGTCCTATGTAACCAACACCCAATGATCTACGTGAGATTGTGCTGAGTTTTGCTGCAGCAACTGGATACTCTTGATAGTCAATAAGTTCTTCTAGTCCTCTCACTACAAGATCACATAGTTCTTCCATCTCTTCAATCTTAGAGATCTTACCTACATTAATAGCAGATAAAATACACAATGCTATCTCTCCCTTACCATCATCTATATGATCTATAGGTTCAGTTGGTAAAGTTATCTCCTGACATAGGTTACTCATGTTCACCTTGTCTTTAAAGGATGAGTGATCATTACAATGATCTATATTCATGATATAGATACGACCTGTTTCTGCTCTCTCCTTAAGAATGTTTAGGATAACATCCTGTGCTTTAACTTTAATCTTTGGTATAGTAGAATCATTCTCATACTTTACATATAGTTCATCAAAACTTGGTGTGCCAAAGGTATCATATAAACCTGGTACATCATGAGGAGAGAACAAAGTAATTTCTTTGTTAGCGATAAACCTTTCGTAAAATAGTTTAGAGATCTGAATACTATAGTCTAGTTTTCTTACTCTATTATCTTCTGTACCCTTGTTGTTCTTAAGTACAATAATATCTTCTATTTCTTGGTGCCAGATTGGAAAGTGGACAGTCGCTGATCCACCACGCACTCCATTTTGAGTGCAACATCTGACAGTTGCTTCAAACTTTTTGAGAAAAGGGACAACGCCTGTATGCTGGACTTCTCCACCACGGATTTTACTGTTGATCCCACGGATCCTGCCTGCGTTGATGCCAATGCCTGCCCTTTGAGCAACATACTTCCCAATAGCCATATCGCTGCTGAAGATGCTATCCAAGGTGTCATCAGTATCAACCAGAACGCAAGACGCAAACTGCCTGATTGGTGTTCTGACTCCTGCCATGACTGGTGTTGGGATGTTGATTCTGTGTTTTGAGATTGCGTTGTAGTATTTTCGGACATAATCTAGTCTCGTTTCTTTAGGATAATTTGCAAATAATACAGATGCTATCATAATATACATCTGTTGTGGGGTTTCATATTTCTCCCCTGTACTTCTGTCTTGAACTAAGTACTTGTCAACGACCTGACGTAGACCTGCATAAGTGAATAGCAAGTCACGATCATAATCAATGTAGCTATCTATCTGCTGCCACTCCTCAGCAGTATACTTTGTGGCGATACTCGGATCATACACACCTCCCTTGATGCAAGTTTCTATGTGTTGAGAGAGTGGTGGGGGTGTATCTGGATGTCCATGGACAGATTTCTCTAAACCAAATAGTAATAGTCTAGCAGCAACATACTGATAGTTGGGATGTTCTAGATCTATTAGATCAGATGCAGACTTAACTAAGATCTCTTGTATCTCAGAAGACTTAATGCCATCAAAGAACTGAAGTCCACTGCTCATCTCTACTTGTGATGCTGCTACACCTGCTAGTCCATCGCAGGCGAACTCAACCATTTTATGTACTTTGTCAAGGTTGATTGGTTCTTCAGTGCCATCTCTCTTGATGACTTTAATTCCGTTGCTCATATTTTCCAATTTGATAGTTGTAACTTTGCTTTTAATCCTTGGTACACGTTAGATTGTACCACACTTTTCACATTAATTCCACTGTTTGCCATGTCATTGAGGTCTTTATCCTCTATGGAACTTGGCCAGATGACAACTCTATCTCCTCGGTCGATTGACTGGGAGATCTTGTCTCTGATTTGTCTGCTGCGAGGTTCGTTATCATAAACCCAAATATAATCGCTCCAACCAAACGACCGAATATCAATATCGGAGCCGCACATAGCAACCGAGTTTTCCAAGAAGAGTGAGTCGAAGGGTCCTTCGACAATATAGATCGTATCATTTGTGTTAAGGTTGTCTAGTCCGTATAATTTGGGTGCATCACCGTCTATCATGACAGTAATGTACCTCATCTTTGCCTGTGGAGACAAAGCTCTCCCTTGAAAACCTAAAAGGTTTCCATCAGGATCATTGATAGGTATGATAATTCTGTCGTCATCTTGAGAGGTGTCCGAGAATGTCTGCTTCTGAGTGTTCGTCCATTTTTTAAACTGTGGACAGTAGTATAGTCGATCTAATTTATCCTCAGGGATCCCTCGATCAAGAGCGTATTTCTTCGCATGATGTGATTTATTTAGAGAGGAAAGAGTTTCCAAATTCACAGTTCGTTTCTTAAACTTTGGAGTGTGAACAAACTGTGTCAAATCTGGCTTCGGAACGTTACCACCTATGGTGCCTTCCTTATATCTCTCCATCACATACTCATCATATACATGGGGAGCATTGTCTTTTAAGAAGTTAGAAAAGGATCTCGTGATGCCACAGTTATGGCACTTGAACACGTGATCCCCCTTGACCGTAAAGATATATCCTCTGGTCTTATTCTTATGTTTTTTTGAGTCCCCACAGTAAGGACACCTGAATGTCCAGACACCAGGCTTCAGCCTCTTGTACTTCTGCAGTGTTGCAGACGCTAGATTAAGATACTTTGTATCGAGATAACTCAACGGGTGGTTCTTGTAGTGGTACCACTCTAGCAGATGCTTGCCCGTTCGTCAACAGTGGTCTAATTAATCTTTGTCCGACTGGACTAACCAAGAAAGATATAACAGCAATAGAACCAGCGATAGTCCACATTTTCTTCTCCATGGTACGGAGTCTGTCGTCAACTTTACGTATATCTCTTTCACATCCCTTTTTGATTTCATCTGTCTTGCGGGTTACTTCTCTGTGAACACTATCTACTTTCTCAAATAATACTGCGTCAATTCTATCTTGTTTATCGAGCTTCTCATTGTGCACAGCAAGAAGTTCTCCCATCTTTACAGAGTTCTCCTGTAATGATTGAACAACTTTTTCTAATCTCTCTAATATTGCTGCGTTGACGCTCTCTGCCATCTTATGATAGGTATTTCCACTGAATTATTTATTACAAAGTGTATCTTAGTCGAGGTTTGCCCAGACTCCTGTAGTTCTACAACTTTTAACAACCTCAGGGTAGTTCTCAAACCACACTACTGTGTCAAATAATACAACATATCTCCACCCATTTATCTGGTTGATGACTGAATGAATCGCATTGGGTTGGAACAGACAGACTGATTCATTCTTGATCTCTCTCGTTTGCCATGTCTTCTTTGGTCTATCTCTTACCATGATGTAACACTTCTTCCCCTCTTCTACAGGCACATCCAGTCCGATGATGCCACGTAATAGAATCCCATCAGGGGGATTGGGATCTCCATCTCTATGCAAAGGTATCTTTGCCTTTGGTTTCATACTAGCAATAGATGCTCTCCTAGTAATACCTATATCCTGTAGAGTTTTAGTTAAAGTAGGAACCCAATTGACATTCTTATGGGTACGGAGTCCATCCTTCTCATAAAAATCTTTTCCAAACTGTTCTATCATAGACAATTGTTCTTGCTCTTGATCTAACTCACCATATAGAGGAGCAGCAACAGGATTGTATATACCTCCACTCTTAGAATGTGCGAAGTCATCATACCAATGCCCAAACTGTATGTGTTCTAGGTTGTCCTTAAACTCTTTTTGTATAGTATCAAACCTATCAAGTAGCAGATCAAACTTAGGATGTAACTTATATACATCCATAAAACCCCAAACACTCACCAGAATAACCTCCACTTACCATCACACTTAAGACCATGACCTTGGAATGTAATTCTATAGTCACCCTTTTTAAAACTATCTCCTAGAATCATTTGATGCATAATCATACCATAGTAATAGAATGAATGTCCTTCTAGATGAGGTATTACAATTGGCATGTACTGTTCTAGATCACCACAGTCCTCGTCAAACAATTTGAATTTCCATGGATCCTCAATAGTATTATTATCCTTTATCTCTTTAACATATTCTATTGTCTCGTATCTTCTAATGACATCTTGATACCACATGTATTTGATATCATTTGCTTTCTTTCTCTTATCCTCTGGTAGATTCCAAAGAGCAATAGCAGCACCGTTATGAGGTACTTTGATAGTAAAGGTATAACTTAATTGGTTTCTGAAGTCAATGTTTGTATACTTCTCTCTAAAATATTTCCTTCCATAAAACCATTGACCATCATAATGTAAACACCTATGATGTTTCCTCTCATCTGGTGCGTCATCAAACTCATAGATGTGGAAACCAGGCAGTGCGAGATCCTTTTCATACTCACATTCACCTAGAGATTTATTTAATTCAATTAAAAATTTATCATACAACCATCCTAGTTTCCTCGTAAGGACACGGTTGTACATCTGATACATCTTCTTATAGAACTCCCATCCTCTATCTCTAGCATCCATATACAAAGTTGCACCGACAGTATAGTAATGGATATACTTTTCCAAATTACTATCGGGACCTGCAATTTCTAATGCTGGATGCCAATTAGTTCTTTGCAACCAAACATTCCTCATACTCTGTAGTGCAATGAACACACTCTCAGTCTCATGAGGATCTAATATTTTTACTCTATCAAAATCTAAAAGTACAGTTTCCATATCCCATCACATTTAACACCATGTCCTTGAAGAGTTATCCTACGATCCCATACATCTAGTTTATATCCTGGTACAATTTGATGCAACACATGTCCCGTATGGTAAAACAACTGACCTATCTTGTAGGGTACTACCATAGGTGCACTATCATATATGGGATCATACTTCATAGGTAAAGATCCATTTTCCCAGAACTCTTTACTGTCTCTAGGGTCTGTAGTGTTATCAATAAACTCATCAGCACACCCTGTGACTCTCTGTAGAGTAGATACCAATGCAGGATTCTCAAAGAACTCAGGACGATTTTTAAAATCTACATTAGATGCATGTGACATAAACCTTTGTAGACTTGCATCTTTGTCAGAGTTGGATTGAAAATTAAACTTAGCAATCATATTCTCATCCATATTCATCCAATCCCATACAAAAAGACCGCCACCATGCTTAGGTAGTTCTAATGGTAGAGTAAAAGATAAGGTGTCTTCAAGGTCAACATTATCAAATGTCTTCCATACCTCAGCATGATCTCTATATTGTATGTCTACATGAAGAGATGCCAAAGGTTTACAAAACCTCTCAGCACAGTCAGGATGAGTAGGTTTGCCTGGTTTGTGTCCAAAGACATGGAAACCAGGATATGCAAGCACGTCAAACAACTCACACTTACCTACCTCTGCCGATAACTTTTCTATTAGTATATCATACAACCATGTAAAGTGTTTCTTCAGCACAGGATTCAAGAGAGTCCTGTGACGGTGGTACTTATTAATACTTGTTACTCCTTCCATGTAAGTAACAGCACCAACAGTAAAAAAATCCATAGGGTCTGGTGCCCTACGGATCCATAGTTTTTCTATTTTATCTACGAGTTCTACTGCTTTATTGGATTGTTCATCGTTTAATATATCAAGATATCCAAGTCTCATGTCAGATCGTCATAAACAACTCCAGTACTTCCTTGCTGTCAGGAAGCATATCAACCATTTTCTCTTGGTTGTCTTCGCTTAACTGGTTCCACTTGTCTACTATACCATATGCTTGCTCTTGTGTCAATGCAAGTTCAGACTCATCGTTGAAGAAGTAGTGTACTGGATTAGTATTCTCACTCTCGATCTGCTCGCATAGTGATTCTAGATAGACTAGACCATCAAACGATTCTTTCTTGCTCTGCAATTGCTTAGCCAATCCTTTCTGTCTATCCTTTGCTTTCTTCTGATAGTCAGATGCTTTTGCACGAGAAATTAACTCAATCTCTTTCTTACGATTGGAAGCACGCTTCTCACGTTCTTGCTTCTTCGCTACCTTTCTTTTCTGAGAAATGAATTTATAAGCTTGCTTAGTAGTCTCACCACCGCTACTCTTTTGTTCTTCCTCTCTAATTGTTTGTTCAGTCATTTTCTTCTTTTTAGTAAGACGTTTAATTAGTTGACGAGCTTGCTTACTCCTACCATCTATGTAGGTAGGATCTCTTCTACGATGATCCCATTGCTTACCTGCGGACTCCATCTTCTTGCGTTTCTTAGTCCTTCGTCTAGACATTTTCATGATAGGATCGAACCCGTAAATAGCACCCTTACCAGTGGTCGGAGTGTTAATAGGTCCTACATTCGTGATGCCACCTGCACCCATCATAATTGTTTAAGCTCCTCTAGGATACAATCGTTAGTAGCAATCTCTCTTAGACTTTTACTCTCACCTATCTCAGGATATTTGTTTAAGAAGATCATGATTGCTTTTATATCTGACCAGTAATCCCTCTCCATTTTATAGAAGAGAAGTAATGGTGCAGCGTCACCAAATACATTGTATATGATTATGATATGATTCAAAAGAAGGTTGAGTTTAACCTCAACACCTTTGTGATATTTCTTGAGGAGACGTTTAATATACTTAAAACGTCTCATGTCCTCAAAGAAATCTTCTTTTGTAGCCGCTTGTGGATTATCATAATTTTTAATAGCGAAAAGGATATAGTTATCCTCATTCAATTCATCAAATCTCATGCGTCATTATGTTCTGTCATTAACAGTTAATGTACCTGCAGTACTGGTCTTTGTAACACCACCGATGCTGTTGTTAACAACACATCTGTACTGAGCACCGTTGTCAGCAGCTGCAGTGAGTCCTGTAATGGATCCAGTGTTTGCTGAAGTCTTACCAGACAAGTCTTTGAAGTTGGTTGAACCAGCTTCTGCTCTCTGCCATTGGTATGTAAGTGATGCACCTGATCCAGTAGATGATGCTCCACTCAATGTGAATGTAGCAGCAGCTGTTGCAGCAGCAGTTACAGTAACGACAACAGCAGCACCGCCACCACCACCAAGTGATGAGTCAGCGATTGTGATTGTCTCGTTATCAACGTAACCTGTACCACCAGATACTAATGTTATAGTAGGTGTTCCGTTTGCAGCAACTACGACTGTGAAGTCAGCACCTGTTCCAGATGCGTTACCCGCAGCGTCAGTTACAGTGTATGTTCCAGCTGTTCTTGAACCATCAGCAGCACCGTTAGATGTAAATGTTGCAACAGCACCTGAAGGAGCGTATGTTGTAGCATTAGCAACTGTACCTGGTGTGATTACAGATGTAATATCTGCACCGATTGTATCATCAGACTGAGTCTCTGATGCGTTAGCCTCAGGACCTGCAATAGAAACTAACAACTCTGATTTATAGCGTGTCTTACCATGCATATCAGTGTATGTGTAGAAACTATGCCAACCTGGTGAACTTACACCTCTTGCTTTGTTCTCAGCTAGTTGTGCTTCAGTGTCATCAATGAAGACTATTGTTTTTGCTTGTGAACTTGCAGCGACACCAATACCCGCTTTGGTTTTATTGGCGTTACTGTCGTCCTTACCATAAAGCGACATGGCAATCTCCGATATTTAAAAGTTGTCTATATTTTATTTATGTTATCAAGATTCTAGTAGTGCCTTTTCGACAGCTTTAACTAGTTCATCATCAACCTTGTTACCTGTCTTAGCTGCTGCCTTCTTTAGCAACTTAATAACAAAGTCCTTGATAACTGAATCTAAATCCTCAGGAATTTTATCAATAGCCTTATTGATAATACTGATGGCAATGGGCATTAGGAAATTAATCATAGCAATATAAAGAAAATGCTATATTATATAGCAAGTTCTTCCTCCCATTTCTCTATAGTGATACCACGCTTACCCAACTGTGATAATGAATAGTCCATAATTACCACAATTCTGTCGTGTGTACCATTATGTTGTGCCCAATGCTTGTCATTATCATGGAATGCAAAGAGTTCTCCCACCTTCCATGTCCTCTTACGTCCACGCACAGATAACCATGCACCTTCATCCTCTATTATAGGATAGTGTAAACGTAATGAATCTATGTCACCACTGTGAGGATTGATCTTTGTACCAGGTGACAACTTACTTATAGTACATGACTTAAGTAACTCTAGATCTACGTCTTCTTTTATAGCACTATAGAAAGTAGGACACAGTTCTTGCATACTCTCAGTCAGTTTAGGTAGTACCTCTTGTACTTTCTCCACCGTAGTATTAAATAACTCAACGAATGATACCATCTCGCTGAGTTCAAAGTCTTCTTCTGATGCTGTGGTTCCTACAGCATTAAGTGGCATGGGTATAACTTTCCATGACCCATCCCAGAGCTGTACTCTACCTAAATTTCTATCTTCTACCCACTTGTCAAGCACCCACTCAGATAATATGGGTTGATTGACCTCCACAAATCGTATGATCTCTGGAATGATCTGTTTATATTGATTTTTCAGATTACGAAACGAGGATAGATCAGAGATCACATCCTCTTGCCAAATTTTTCTCATACTCTAAACGTTTATTATATTAGGACAACCGTTCTTTCCGTGTACTGGGCATTCTACCCCTTCTTTAGTGTGATTGCATTGCATCTTCTTCACCTTTCCAGTCTTCTCGTCAACCTTAGGAGCTGGTTCGTTACCGTGTTTACGACCATCGGGATCCTCCAACTCAGGCATCACCTCGATAGTCGAGGTTACTTTTTTTCAGCAATACTCCTGAATGCTGAGAAAGATAATGATTCCTTCTTAGCTGTCTTTGCTGAGTCTTTAAAGTCTTTCTCAGTTGGTGCACCCTTGTCACCCTTACTACGCATCTTCTCACCACGCTTTCTCTTAGCATGGATGTTAGCATAAAGACCCTTGCCCTCACCTACGACTTCAGCTCTTTCTTCCTGTGCCTTTTTCTTCTTACTACCTTTACCGTATCCTTCTGACTTGATTGCAGGTTCTACGAAAGTCTGTCCGTGTGGTCCTGCAGGTAGATCTGTATTTACTTCATCCTGATCTGGATTTCCTTCTGGTCTAGAAACATGCTCATGTACTGCTTCTTTCTTGATGTTAAGTATCTCGACAGCAACATTCTTTTCTAGTCCATGATCGAACATAACATCATAGTGTGTTACTGTTCCATCTTCTAGTAGTGTGTGCTCTCCTTTTATACAGTTACCTTCACCCCACTCTGCATGTTCTACCTTAGTAGCACATGAATGCTTTACTTTCTTTACTTCTGGTTTTCCTTCTTCACCCTTTGGTTCCGCAAGTTTCATACCTGGTGCGTCACCACCACCTACACCATCAGCACCCTTGCCTTTGATGTCTGTATTACCCATGATTGCGGAGTAATCATATCTCCAAGTCTCTTTCATGGAGGTAAACTTAGTATTTAAACTTGTTTCAGCAGCTAATTCTGCTAAACTTTTTGACTCGTGCTTGCTCATCTTATCTTTTTTGGGGTCGGTTGGAATTGTTTGCTTAACTCCTACTGTACCTGCGGGTTTCTGTACCTTTTGGCCAGGTGTAAGCGACATAACATACTCACGATATGCGTCAGTACCAATCTCAAATACTTCTTTTATGTTTGTAATCCAAGTGCGGAAGGTTGTTTCTTCAGCAGTAAGACACAACACATAATTAGGTCCTCGACGTAATATCTTTCCTACTTGTCCGTTCTCGGTAAGCACCCATTCACCTTTCTTATAGACTTCATTCTTATAGAACTTGTCCTTGGTGATCTTTGCTTCCGCAACTTTAGTTTTCTTTGCGAACTCAGAAAGACTTTTCATTAATATATGTATACATATCAAGTTTATTTATAAGCCCATTCCCTTTCTAACTTCTTCCATGAGTTCTAACTTCTGTTGTATGGAGAATGTATCGGGTATTCCTTGCATAAAATTTCTAGTTTTACCATCTTTCACCGCTTCTCTCATCTTAGATGCGGACATTCCAGATGCACCATCCGCGTCTGGATCTCTCTCACCTGCAGATATAACTTTAATGGTATTAAATGTATAGTCTATTTTATTTTGTTTCTGTAATAACTTATCAAAGTCTGTCACTCTATCAGATCCAACTACCATCACTATATCACTATAGTCTTTCATCATCATGTCTTGTGCTACTTTTATAATAGTATTGCAACATGCTTCAGTTTCTATCTTTGCCCACGGAAACATCTTTTTCATTGTCTCTACCTTATAATCGTAAGGCAATGGATTGTTTGGTCTCTTAAATGTTTGTGATGGATATACCAAATAATCGTTAGATGATGCTTGTTTTTCTAATGCTCTTAGAAGTTTTTCATGACCTATGGTTGGTGGATTGAATCTACCAAATGTAAAATAACATATCTTCATTGCTTAGTATCTCCGTTGACCCAGTTCTTTTCTACGTTGAAGTTTGCCACACTGAATGATAAACGATCAACCAATTTCACTGCGTTTGTGCCATCTTGTATAGCAACGTAACCTTCTGGTGCAGTAATATCATATCCATTCTCTGTTCGTAGATATGTTCCAAACCTTTCACCCTTTTCTAATTTACGTATGAACATTTCTTTTGCAGATTGTAGTGCAGAGTATAGATTCACTGTGCTTTTCAATTCTTTTTCTTGATCCTTTATCATATCTAAACCATCGTACAACTTAGCAAGTTTTGATGCCTTTGCTTTGGGTGTCTTAACTTTATCTGCTGCCTTCTTTACTTCTTTCTCAAAATATTCTTGAAACTCTTTGACAAATATCTTATCACTAGGTAGTTTGCTACCCTCACGCACGTATTTGTTAAAGAATATCTTTAGTCTAGTTCCTATGACTAGTTGATCTTTTGTTTTTATCTGCTCTGCTACTGTATTTAAGAATGATGATGCGGTTGATAATGATTTTACACTTTCAGTTTTTAATTTATCTAGAGATGACTTCTCACTTTGAGTCAATAATATATCACTACCCAACTGACCTGTCTCTGCACTTAAAACTAAGACATTTTTACTATTGCTTAGTTGTGATACATCATACCCAAAACTTGCTTGCACACTATCCATACTCTTACCACTATATGATGTATGAAACACTACACCAAGTCTTGCTTTTGATGCTTTCTCATATAATGCGTCCTCTTCTGGTATGCAATAGGTTATTGTGTTGGGTTGAAATATTAAACAGTTAGTTCCATTAATTTTTTTCCTCTCTTTATCATCAGTAAACAACAAGTCTCCCTGTGCCATACCTTGTATACCTAATTCTGGTAGATATTTTAAACAGTCTTTTAACTTTGCAGCAAGACCAGGTGAACTACCATGATTCGCATCTATATCTTCTGCGGTATAATTAATTTTTGCATTGACATTGAATACAGATTTTGATCCTACAAAAAATTTCTTAGTGTCTGGATGTATCCCACAAAATACAGCAGGTGCACCATCCCATTTTGTAGTAATTTTAAAGTTATTCTTCTGTACTCCTGAAAATACTCTTGCTAACTCATCTAAAAACATAAAAGCATCATTAGCACCTTGCTCTCCGTCTAATAAGATGCTATCTTCTAGGTGTTCTAGGTGAGTATTCTTTGACATCAGAATATTTTTGCGAAAGGACCGTATCTTGTACCTTCTTTCTTTGCTATGAATACCAGATCAGTAGCAAAAGAATCTAATTTATCTTTTGGTAAACTTAATATTTGATCCAACCATGTTATTTGTTGTAATTTACTGTTTGCAACATGAGGTTGTGTTCCAAACGTTGTGTAAAGATTATCAATAGCTTCTTCTACATTTTTAACATTGCTAGTTACGTGTGCTTTTGAAATTACATTTGATATTCTAGTTTTATATGTTGATTCTTCTCTCTCAAACTGTGCAGCAGTCTCTGGATATGCTGATGAAGATTTATTAAATGTTTTATTATAGTAAGGAGTTGACATTTTATCCACCACTAGATCAACAGTTGCCTTTCCTACTCTAGCAGCAGTCGCACCCTTCATGGTAGGTTCATATTTTAGACCAGAAATCTTCTTAGAATCATTTGCTTTTATCTGAAAACTATAACTACCCTTCTCTCCATTCTCTACAACAAATTTACTATCCTGAGTTCCTAAAGTTCTTACTCCATCTTTAGTTGTTATTGACAAATCACATACAGTATGTAAATATGTCATGTGAATTTGATCTAGGGAGGTAAAGAACTCTTGTGAAGCATTTGATAATTCTATACGTGCATCACCAGCTCCTATTTTCTTTAATGAGATACCATATACAGCAGGTTTACTAGCATCCTTTTTTAGATTGTGGAATAAGGATCTCATTACAGCGTTGAACTCATCTACTGTTCCACTCTTTTTAATGATACGATCAATAATTTTTATTGCTCTATCCTCATGTCTAATTAACCAAATGTCAGCAGGATCCCAGTTATCTTTCTTACTAATTTTAAATTGTTTTCCAATAATTTTTGAAATATAATCCATAAAACCACCCTCACGATTATATTCATGAACACTTGGTCTAGAAATTTCACTTAGCAATGCAGACTGTTGCTTATAAAAACTCTCTAACCAACTCATGTCTACAACATCTTGATTATACTCTTGCCATATTTTTAACAACTCTCCATACAATTGCTTATCAGCAGCAATTTCTCTAGCACTTCCAAAGTTTTTATTCTTAGTGATGACATGTCGGAATACT